AATACGTGTAAAAATAACGGACGATGCCCATTTCAAGTGGAACTTCAAACTTCTTGAACATTGGGGCGCTCAATTGAGGCGCGTGAAACTCCTTGAGGATGTTACACATCTTCAAGTAATCTCCCTCGGGAATGAGATGTGAGTTCTTGTCGATGAGCTGTAGGAGGGTTTCCATGGTTTGACTTACAATTACAAGTGCTAGGTCCGACTTAGGTCATATTTCTTCTAAACTTTCTAGACATCCATTGAGTTCGGAAATCTTTCTATTCAATCCTCGTCTATATAGTTCTCTATATGCATTTTCAAATTTAATATAAGATCTGTATAGTTTACGTACTCCTGTATCAAATTTAGTCCCAGCTTCACCTATATCACATCCATGTTCATCCATTCGTCGTCGAAGGGTTTCTTCGTCATAACGATCCAAATGTATCCCATGAAGACTACAGTATTGCGCTATGGCTTTTTCTTTTATAGATTTCGTGACACGTTTTACAGGTCTGTGTAGTACCAATTCACGTCTGATATATTCTATTTGATTTTCAATAAACCATTCTTCATTCATCAAAGACTCATTATAGAAATAATCGTGAAAGTGATCTAAAACATTGTCCGGTTCATTTTCGGAAAAAACATCAAAGCTTTCATAGTCAACAATTGTCCGTAAGTTTTGAGACGTTTTATCTTTGTACAACTTGCGCATGGTGTTACATAATTTCAAGTAGTCCCCTTCCGGTAGAATATGTGCATTCTGGTCTATGATTTGCATCACGGTTCGGAGGTCTTCCATGCTTAGTCTCTAATATGGTTTGTCTTCTAAGTAGGTTTCATCGAGACATTCGAGCTCGAAAATAATATTTTCGCGAGCATCATTCAACACTTTCAGTTGTTTTTCGATATAGACAGGCATGTCCCACGATGTCTCACACTCTTCATCGATCGCTTGATATCTCACGGATACGGTATTTCCCCGCAACACGAAATTATAATAATTTACAACTACTTCAAGATCTGATTCAACTTGTTTCAGTTCTTGGAGGAGCCATACGATGTCATCATTGATTGGGTCACTGGTAATCATTTGTCCGTCGATTTTATACATATTGTCACGACTTAGGTATATTTTTCAGTGATCTTCTTTTTGTACGCGTCATATTCGTCAGCTTTTTTAAAAGCCTTTTCTTCCAACTTGAAACCCTTTGTGAGAAGAGCTTTATCTTTCATGAGTTGTGTTTTAGTTGGATTTTCCATCTTGTCAATCTCGCGCCCATACGCAACAGAGTCAGCCTGGGCCTTCACCATATCTTCACCCGTCTTGATCCATTCTTTCCGGAGTTTCTCGTATTTCGTGGTTTCTCTCTTGTTCATCTTGGATGTGATTTTATTGGGAAGGAGTTTGGGTCCTTTCATATCTACTATAATCAATCATTAAAATTTATTCGCTCTATTTCACAATGGCACGGCATTTACACTCGTCGAATCATTTTGATTATTACATGGTTGGAGTTTGAATTTTATGTATACGTGGAGGCCAACAAAGAATTCTTTGTGAATCATAAAATTGTTGACATTGGTATATGGAATAGTCCCCGTGTGGCACAAAAAAACCATAAACAGGTTGGTGAAAATGGTTACCAGAGATTTGTATATATCCCTTATATTTTCCCCTTGTGAATCTCTCATCGACCATTGAGTTCACATGAATATCACTGAGTATATGATCTGCACGATACCCATTACAAGTTGAAATACCATCTGGAGTCATACTTCTTACCGCCAAAAACCCCTGTATTGTAAATTCATCATGGGCATCATGATTTAAATCACCAACTATAACCTGATAAGGACTACCGATTGAATGATTATATTCATCAATCTCGAAATACATAAGATGCATAGGTGCACCATGACGAAAGTATGCATTGCATAACATAAAATGTCCATCGAGGGAATCCGATTCAATACCTTTCCGCTTTACATGATAAAATTCAAGATCTTTTCTTGTGTTTCCATCTCGAGGTAAAACTTCATAACTTTCCAGAAACGACTTTTTGAATAAAGTCATCGTGTGGCATACAATATCAGGACCCATTTCATCGTACACATAAGTAAAACCACACTCTTCAAACAGATTGTGTGCATCATCATGTTTACCTGATTCAGTCATGGGTATGCCTTGAAGACACAAAATGTCTATATAAGGCTCAGCTCGAGTTTTCATAAAGTCCTTAAAGTGATGAATTTGTGTAGTGAATCCACTCGAGCAGTTCCATGTTGCGATTTTCACAGATCCTTCGTGATCTTCAGAAAGTTCAAAAAACTCATCAACATTTTTATCTGCGTTCTGTTTTTCGTTGTCTCGTTTCCATTGGCGTCCTTCGTTTGTGTCAGCACACGGCATCTTTTTTTGAAGTGATTATTACAAGGTCTACGAGTGACTTAGGCGTGTTTCAGACTAAGTGTCTGAATGTACTCAATGAGTTCATCATCCGTTTTGTACATAAGATTTTCATATGCGTACGCCCTTTTAATGTGCACGTCCATATTCTTCATAGCTCTTTTAGCTCTTCGTTTACACATGAACAACTTCCATTTTTCGGTGAGTGAGAGACGTTTATAAATATACTTTGGTAAGTTCATCTTATTAAAAGCTACGATGTTTTTTTATGCGTCTTGGAATCCAAACGCTTTCATGAAGAATTTTTTGTCGGTGTGGCTATCGAAATAAACTCGGAAACCCTCACCATAATAAGGCTTGGGATCATCCAATTCCTCGGAGTCTGACTCTGATTCGGTCTCACTTTCGTAATCCGTACCATCTTCAGAGTCAGATACGTCTTCGATGTCCCAATCATCACCGAAGATCACAGTTGTGGCATCACTGTCACTGTCGCTACCACTCCATTCATCATCACTTCCGTCTGAAAGTGAGATCTCCGTGGGAGGACTGGGTTCGGATTCCGATTCGGATTCACTACCATAATAGTACGCGGTTTGAATGATCTTACGAACAGGGCGTGCCATCTTATCTATCCTTACCACGCGACAAAGCCTTATGTTGGTTTTTCGGGATGAAAGTTCGCACAAAGTCCTTGATAAAGGACCAAAACCCGTCTCTCGCGATAGAGAATGCGAGATGTTGACGCATTTGAACATAGAAGTAATTCATCATACTTTCACCGACTAAAAAAATTCTAGACGATGTGCCAACGTCGGGAATGTTTCCTTTTTCCATGAATGTTCAAGGTGATTGAACATAGTGCGACGACACTTTGAATAATGAAGACGATCAATGATCGAATGGTCATCACAGTCTTGTCTGGGTGGCATATCACGCCAATTTTCAAAGTTTTTCGTGTACCACTCACTCTTATCCATGTTTTCAAGTTCTTCGTGTATGGATTCTATGAGTTCTTCACGTACATCCGATACATCATTGTACTCATCGATGAGATCACGCACACGTTTCGAATCCTCCTTTGCGTCGATTCGAGACACACGGGATCGCATGAGCTCTATCATGATTTCAAGTTTGTTTATGTACGTATTATACTCTGTGTAATCTTCATCATTAATATACGCGTATCGTCGTTTTCTTTTGAAGTCAGAGAGGGCGTCTTCATACTTCGAAAGAAGTGTGGTAAATTGTGTATTCATGTTACATTACACATACCAATCATCTTTATCTAACTTTTCGTAATGCCATCGCCTCGGGATTTGTAAGATCACTTCTTCTCCTACTTCATTCTTAGCGACGACGGTGTCGTATTCGTCAATTACCCGAATAGGTTTCGGGGCAACGTAACTGAAGATGTTCGTGAATATATTGGCGACGGATTCCATTTTATGGGTGCGAATGGAGGTTCAAGCTCTATGTCTTCGTATAATATTTTTTTCCAAATGATTTGCTGAACGTCTGAACACAAATTATTCGTGGCCAAACAGAAAGCTATTCTGAAATCGTCGGTGACGAGTGGGATGTAGTCGCACATTCGTCTTGATTTTCTTGAGACTTTATTTCACTTAGGATGTCTTCTCGTTCAAGTTTATATTTTTCGAGTTGAACATCCAAGATGACTCGGCGCGGGGCGTCCCACACCGCAGCCTTAATCCAAGTACACGCGTGTTCGATGTAATGAACACCCATCGTCATTAAAGTGACGTACACGGCTTTCAGATACCCCATTTTTGTTTTGAAACGTCGCATTTTTTTATGTATGTATATTTCAGAATGTCGCTCGACGATATACCGAAGCGAACGCAATATATCCTTTTAGATTCGGAATTCGTAAACGGTACGAACAATGTGTTTTCTCTCGATCTCACATTGAAATCAAACACACACGTAGAAGATATGAATCGTGTCATGGGTGTCAAAATGGTTGACTTCTATATCACTCAGGTCGGTGAAAATACATCGAATCTGAACACGGATATCGCAAAATTTGTGGACGTCGTGTGTCCAGAAATTCCAAAGGTCGGTCAAATGCTCGATGAAAGACACGGACAAGTCCTCGCACGAGTGCCACTCGAAAGACATTTCAGTGGGTCGAGTGGTATCGTGTTACGAGATAAGCAATGGCGATCATTTCAACGCACAACCAATTACTTTAATCCGATTTCAATTAAGAAGTTGAACTTTCAAATTTATGAACAACAAGACGATGGAGATTATTTACTCTTACAACCCGATGCGAAGTGGTACATGGTACTCGAAATCACGACGGTGAATGTCAAGGAAAAGCCAAAAGATCGTGAGCTTCAAATATTACAAGCACTAGAACAGCTTACAGCAAAGATAGATACTCTTAATAAAAATGTACAAAAACTTCCAGACACACCGATCGAAGAGCGTCAAAAGAAGAAATATCCATTCAGTTATTTGATCGGATTCATCGTCTTGGTTTTTGGTTCTTTCGTTTGGTGGGTGAACCGGGTGGTCTCGGTTTAAATACAATTTTCACGTGGTATATATACCCATTATTATCGTGAGCCTTCTCATAAAAACTAGTTCTTTTCTTAGGATTTATGAGACGGAACGGTTTTCCGAGAGGTACGTGCTGCATGTTTATGAATATTATCAAGGTCGAGTTTCACTTAAGCCTTTTTCGTAGTCTTCTTCTTCGTGGCGGTGGTCTTCTTAGCCTTCGGCTTTTCTTCGACCGGTTCTTCGTTCACTTCATCAGCGACCGCGACGGGTTCCGGCTCGGGGACCGCGACGGGTTCCGGCTCGGGGACCGCGACAGGCTCGGGGACCGGCACCGGCGCTGGGGCTACCGGGACTTCCGCTGGGATCGCATCAACGATACGCGCGAGAAGGTTGTACAGTCGAACCTTATCGATTCGCACACGAACGAGTTCATCTCTGATTTCTTGCTTGATCGCTTCCATGGTTATATATATTAAAAGAGAGATTATCTTTATACCAAATGATCTTCGTGGGTCCAACATTGAAAAGTGGAATTGGACAACACACATTCAAGTATACAAAACTATTTCCTGATGCACAATACTTCGAGTTTGGACAAGAGATTCCTGAGTGTGAGCATGCATTCATGTTTGTCATTCCTTTACCACATACAATCAACGCTATTCCATACGTCAAATCACGAGCGAAACATGTGTCGTGCATGACCGTGTGTGAAACCGAAACCGTACACGAAGATTACGGAAAGATTTTCGAACACTTTGATACGGTACTCGTGCCAAGTGCATTCTGTCAGCGCGTACTTTCGAAACAATTTCCAATGACGACATTCAAAATCGTACACGTACACATTCCATACGAACCAACATACACGTTTTATCACATCGGAAACATCGTCGACGATCGTAAAAACTTCCGGGGCATTCTCGAGGCGTTCATACGCTTGAATGATCCAAACACACGTTTACTCGTGAAAGCCACATGTAATCAAGACGTTGCGATCAATCTTCCGCGAGTCAAAGTCATCAACGGACTCATTTCGGATGAAGAAATGGAAGACATTCACGCGATGGGTGATTGTTACGTGAGTTTTTCTAAATCGGAAGGTGTAGGTATGGGCGCTGTCGAGGCGGCTTTACACGATAAACCGATCATCATCACGGACTACGGGGGTGCTTCAGAATATATTAAAACACCGTATACGATCGAGTGTGAACTTCAAGAGTTGGAGAGGGACGACTTTCTCTTCAAAAAAGGAATGGTTTGGGGAAAACCAAATCCGAACCAACTCTTGGAATTCATGCGCGATGCGTCACAAAAGAAACTTCGATCCATGGATCATACATTTACAAAAAATCTCGTAGGAAAAGAAAACGTCTTAGAAGAATTCTTGGTCCACGTAATTGGCAACAAAAACACCGAGACCAATCAAAATGGTACCTGATGTGACGTTACCTTGTTGCGCGATGAGAAACGCGACGATGTCGTCGATGAACTTGATACCCGATGGTTTCTTTGCGAGTTTAGGAACGAGAACACTCACGGCGATATAAAAGGTCATGGCTAGAATAACAGGTCTGAGGGTTTCCTGATCTAACATTTATAATGTAACTACATTTTAATCCTACTCATAATATCTGCGAGATTTGCGACATCCCCAATCTCTTTCGTCGTGACTTTATGTTTTCTACAATAGTCTCCACACACGGCTCTGAAGTGACACCTCTTTCCAGCCATAGTCGTGGCTGAACAAATCTTTGCTTGTGTGCGCATCTCGATTTGATTTTGTTCCGGTGGTGCGTCTAAAACTATGATCTTCCTCTGCATGCGCGCATCTTTCATTTCTTGTTGTTTTTGTTTACACTTCCACACGGCATTCGCGAGACGATAACACCGCTCGTCCGGCTCGCGAACACCGTACCGATCCATCGCGCGCTCGAGGCACATATTCCACATGGAATCATGAACGACTTGCATTTTTACTATGAGAATCCATACATTCGAAAATGACTTAGGTGTCTAAGTTTCACCAGCGATCGTTGAAAGATACAAATCGATCTCACCCGCGAATTCCGGACACCGTTCAACAGTCTTTTTTGTCACCATATCCTGAACGTTTGTCACGTGTTCTCTGAACTTTTTCATGTCAACACCTGTCATGTTATGAATTTGTGAATCTGTTGCAATGTCTAACATTGCATACATATATGCAGCTGCATAGTTGGCGTGGAGAACCGCCATCAATGGCGCGGCGTCCTGTTGGGCCGCTGTCGCGTATCGTGCCGCTTGTCTCATGAGTTGTTTGATTGAACTCTTGAGGCTAGTATTTGAACTATGTCTCATAGCAAACATGACAACGATGATGATGATTCCTACCAAGTAAAGCATCGCTCTATACTAGACAACACTAAAATTATTCCGGGTAGTTGTAAACCTAAGTAAAGAATTGACACCACAAAAGTTAAAGAAGAATGGGTGAGAGTGTACAAAAACTTACCCACATTGAACATGTTCTTAAAAGACCAGACTCGTATGTTGGTCCAGTGGACATCAGTTCCGAACCCTACTGGATTTTTCACAAAACTGATAATCAATTCAAAAAGAAGAATCTCAACTATTCACCAGCTTTGCTCAAGATTTTTGACGAAATATTGGTCAACGCAATTGACCGAAACTCTGTACATCCGAAGACTGTTACGAGCATCTCGGCGGGGATAGACAAGGACACTGGTGCCGTCACCATTGAAAACAATGGACCTCTTGGTGGTGTTGGCGTTCGTATGCATGAAAAGGAGGGTATTTGGAATCCGGAACTTACATTTGGACACCTACTCACAAGTACAAACTACGATGACAACAAAAAGAGAATCGTTGGTGGCAGAAATGGATACGGTGCCAAACTCACCAACATCTACTCTTCGGAGTTTTGTATAGTCATCAAAGACAGTGAGACAAAACAGACATACTGTCAAAAATGGGAAAATAATATGACAGTGTGTCATCCTCCAAAAATTACAAAACATTCTGGTTCAACATCTTCGGTTTCAATTACTTTCATTCCAGATTGGAAAAGATTTGGTATGACAAAGATGGATGCCTCAATTTACAAGATTTTTGAAAAGAGAGTGTGGGACGCGAACATCTGTACGACATCGAACTGTAAAGTCAAGTTTCAAGGGGAAGCCCTTCCCAAGACGTCCTTTGAGGCGTACGCCAAGATGCACGAAGGCGTCTCCGAGATCTCATCGGTGACCACGGATCGCTGGTCGGTGTGTATTGGCCCTTCGGAAAATGGTCTTGAACAAGTGTCATTCGTGAACGGTATCTGCACCACGAAGGGTGGAACCCATGTGGATCATGTCGCGTCGTATCTCGCGTCGGGTATCATTGATGAGATGGCAAAGAAGATCAAATTGAAGCCACAACAAGTCAAGAATACATTTAACATCTTTGTCAAGGCGACCCTTGAGAATCCAACCTTCTCGAGTCAAGTCAAGTCGGAGTGTACCTCAAAGGCTCAAGACTTTGGCAGTAAGTTTGATCCACCCAAGAACTTTATCAAGAATGCACTCAAGACTGGTATTCAGGATGAACTCACGGCACTCTCAAAGTTCAAGGAAATGAAGGAACTCAAAAAGACGGATGGTGCACGAAAGTCTAAAATTACTGGTATTCCCAAGTTGGATGATGCAAACAAAGCAGGGACGGTGCAATCTGGAAAGTGTACGCTCATCGTGACGGAAGGTGATTCGGCAAAGACTCTCGCAGTTGCCGGTCTCTCGGTGGTTGGTCGTGATCACTACGGTGTCTTTCCCCTCCGTGGGAAGTGTAAAAACGTCCGGGATGCATCCGTAGTACAGTTAACATCAAACCAAGAGTTCAACGACCTCAAGAAGATCCTGGGTCTTCAACAAGGCAAGGACTATCAAGATCTTTCCGAGCTTCGTTATGGACGTCTTATGATTATGACGGATGCGGATAATGACGGTTCCCACATCAAGGGTCTTATTCTCAATATGATTCACTATTTCTGGCCTTCGCTCCTCAAGTTGGGTTTCGTAGTTTCTATGGTGACACCAATCATCAAGGCGTCCAAAGGTACACAATCAAAGTCATTCTACACAGATTCCGCGTTCCGTAGCTGGTATGGCAATGGACAACCTGGTTGGAAAATCAAATACTATAAGGGTCTCGGTACGAGCACGAGTGCCGAGGCTCGAGAGTATTTCAAGAAGATCCAAGACTTGACTGTCAAGTTTGATATGGATATTATGACAGATAAATCTATTATTCTCGCCTTTGACAAGAAGAAGGCGGATGACCGAAAGACCTGGCTCCTCGAGAGTACGGCGATGGATTCCACAGAACTAGAAGTTCCGTATGGATCTGTGAAAAACTTGAGCATTACACACTTTGTTCGCAAAGACTTGGTGAATTTCAGCCTAGCGGACTTGAAGCGTTCCATCGCCCACATGGCCGATGGCCTCAAGCCTTCGCAGAGAAAGGTCATGTATGCGTGCTTCCACAAAAACCTCAAGGATGAAATGAAGGTGGCACAGTTGGCGGCGTATGTTGCGGACAAGTCGGCCTACCATCACGGCGAAGTATCCCTCGCAGATACGATTGTCAAGTTGGCGAATGACTACATGGGTTCAAATAATATCAATCTTCTCGAGCCGTGTGGTCAGTTTGGGACGCGTCTCATGGGTGGTAAGGATGCATCTCAAACGAGGTACATCTTCACAAAGCTGACCAAAGATGCCCGCAAAATATTTGATCCTAGAGACGATCCCGTACTCAATTATCTGGATGATGATGGTCGCTCAATTGAACCAGACTTCTATATGCCAACACTTCCAATGGTGCTCGTGAACGGCACGGAAGGTATCGGTACAGGATTCAGTTGTTATGTACCCCCATTCAACCCCAAGGACATCAAGGAGAACATTCTTCGCGTGCTCGATGGTCGTGCGGTCAATGAAATGAAGCCGTGGTTTAGGGGTTTCAAGGGTAAGGTTTTCAAAGAGGATGGCACTTGGATCACCGAAGGTGTGTGGCGAGACACGGGTTCACGACTCAAAGTCACCGAACTTCCACCGGGTCGCTGGACACAAGACTACAAGGAGCATTTAGATGCTCTCATGGAAAAGAAAGTCATTTCGGGCTTCACCAACAACTCAACGACCGATGATGTTGATTTTGAAATATTTGGATATACGGGTAAGGATATCATCAAGGATCTCAAATTGCGAAAGTCTTTTCACACGTCGAACATGCACTTGTTTCACCCAACGCGAGGTATTCACAAGTATGCGAGTCCGGAAGATATTCTCAAAGACTTTGTCAAACTCCGAGCCGAGCATTACGTTAAACGAAAAGAACACTTACTCAAAGTGCTCGACACACGGGCGACGATGTGTGGGTACAAATCCAAGTTTGTCACCATGGTGATCGAAGGTGATATTGTTGTTTTCAAAAGAAAGAAGGATGATCTCGAACGACAATTATCACAAATATTTCCCAAGATTGGTGGTACATATGATTATCTTCTCAATATTAAGACTGTTCAATATACGGATGAATGTGTCAAGGAACTTGTGAAAGAGGCAAAGCAGGCGCGCGAAGAACTCGAAATCATGAAAAATACGAGCCACATTGACATGTGGAAAACTGATATTAAAAATTTGTAGACATAGAATAAGTATGTGCGACGTCAGTGGCGCGAGCACCGGGGCGATTTTGTCCTTGAACGCACTCGGTAAGCAAGATACATATTTATTATCCGAAAAAACGGATGATTCCTTATTTAAATATGAAGAGAAGAGACATTCCAACTTTAGTCGTTTTCATAGAACCACGACCGTCTACAATCCAGGCGGAAAACTTACATGGCCGTTCAATGAACGCATCAAGGTGACCTTGAATCCACAAAACGCGGGTGACCTTTTGAGTAACATGTATATCAGTCTCACACTTCCAGCGCTCCCGAGTGGTCGAAACTACGCCGATCAGGTTGGACGACACCTGATAAAGAGCATCACCATGCGTGTCGATGAATTCGAACTTGAAACCATATATGATGATTGGATGATCATTTATGATGAATTGTATCTCGAAATGTCCGAAAAGATTACGAACAAGTTTTTGATCAATCGAATGCTTCCGTATGACACGGCTGTCGACACACCGCAGTATGCGCAGTATGAATCAGATGTCATCATTCCCATTCCCTTTTTCTTTTCGAGAAAGTATGCGAGTGATGAATACGACACGAACAAACCAAATCGCCCGTATTTTCCTTTATGTGCGATTCACAAACAAAAGCTTGAATTTGAAATTGAATTTCATCCACAAACATTCTTCTCGGATACGAATTCAACATTGACACTTCCCGAATTTCACATTGTGACGGAAGAGATGACGATCGACCCGGCCGAGCGACGGTTTTATATCACAGAAGATACGACGTTCATCACGGATGTGGTCAAGAAACACCCAACGACCGAAACCGAAATTGGTAAAACCATCGTGAAGAACAATTTAGTTCCATCCATCCCTGTCAAAACACTTCACTGGTTTTTACGAAACAAAAAGTTTGAAGACGTGAATGTGGCGAGAGGTCCCGGAACACCGGATCAGGCATACCTTGACGCATACGAGATTCCCGGATCTGTGGGTGCAGACTACTATTACTTCCAGAATAGGTTCAATTTTTCAAGTGTGCTCGACTTCGATCAGTTGTACGCATTCTTTTATCCAGTCATGGACTCGGCAAAGTTTTATATTAATGGGAACGATCTTCCAAATATTACGAGTGCAAATCATTCATATTACAAGTATATGACACCGTTTAGGGCGCGACTATCTCGACCGTATAGAAATATTTATACGTATTCCTTCTCGATGTATCCGGCAAATGTGGAGCCATCGGGAAGCCTGGATTTTAGTCAGATAAAGTCAGAAAAAACAAACATAGAGTTAAACCTAAAGAGTGGACTTACCGATCAATATTCATTACATATGTACTATACAGGGTATCAAACGTTTAAATTTTCAAAGGGATTCATGTCCCTCGCTTATTAAATAATGTCGTCTTGTTATCCTTAATGTATTCAATGATTTTGTTTTTGATACACCATTTGATGAAATTCAATTGCGCGAGCGTTGTTTGAATTTCATGAGATGTTCCCGGAACCGTGTACGAGAACTTTTGGGATCTACAAAACGGGTCAAAAAATCGTTTACTGTATCCATCGAGACTTGACTTATATGCACAATGCACTGTGAAGAGTTTTCCATCGGTCGTCGTGAAACTCGTATGGTTCTTCTTTGCGTAGTTTGTGATAAACCATTCGAGATTTCGGAGTGAAATTCCACTCGATTTGTCAAGGACGTTCAGTAGCGTAGATCTATTCTTTTCTTCACCGTAAAAGTTGTTGATGGCATGTAGTAGAATATCAGACTTGTTCATTACTATAGTATACCCTTCAAATCTATAAGCTTGTTTGAGGTCGAGGATGCTTCACAGGCTGGACACCCCTTCATGAATATAGGTGGAAAGCCATGTGTATGTACTGGACCACCGGCTCGAACGACGGATACTGGTTCGAAAGTCTTCTTCTGTATGAGATGTGTATCACAATACCCACCATTCTTACCACGCCGTGTACACCTATGCCCATCCTTTTTTACACCTCGACACATGAGGTTTTCTGAAATGTGAGGTATGTCTCTCAACAAAAGTTCCATGGAAATTCCATGTGTCTTTGATATCTTTTCTATGTACTGTGTGAGTCGCTCACTCACACGTTTCTCCACTTCCTCTTCAAACACCTGTGTTAGTACACTCGACATTAGACTTACTCTTTTCACGTTCGTAGTTTTTAAATAACGTTTCGATCGATGTCTTTGGCGCTTTCTTTTGACGCGGTGGTTTGTGTTGGGCAATAATCTCACCAAAGATCTCTTCTTTTGGATTATTATACAATGGATCAAGGAGGTCGCACACAGGTGTTAAAAATTTATTGAGGAAATAATAATGGTAATCGACCGGGATACCATGTTCCTCTACATATTTTGGATCCTCGGATTTCTGATACGCTTTGGCTTTGGGATCTTCGGTCTTTGTGAGAAGATAGGGCACCCGATCTCCAGATTGTGGTTCCGAACCAGGTCGTCGTTCGCGCATCTTATTATGCACCTGAACATGCGCCATATTAATATCCCAACTTTTCGCAACATCCGAAATGTGTACCGGGTTCCCCTTGACTTTGTAGGTATCCGAGAGACCCTGGCTCAACACAAGTTTATCGTTTGGAATGTCTCCGGAGAGAAGTTCAATCGCACGTTCTCTGGCCAATTGTTTAGGTGGTTCAGTATCACTCGAATCAAGAACAACGTCGAGAAGTTCTTTGCACACTTCGCGTAGATGAGGTGTGTTATCGCGACGAACAATCTGAAGACCCTTAATGTCTATGTAGTCCATGTGCATTTTGTCATCCTTTCCCTTGGTCCACAACTTTGCAGCGTATCTCTTCTTTGAATAGAGGAAATATGGCCAATATACCTTTTCGAGTTCCAAATTATTTGGTTTCTTGAAAAGTGCCGTACACTCTTCAGCCGCCTTTTCACCAATCGTCCATGAATACTCAATAGCTTCTTCACCTTTACGATCACCGACGTCAAATTCAACCATGACTGAATCGGTATTATGTACCACTAATTCACCGGGACCGATGTGAAAGTGATGCGATTCTGTCGTCAGATCATACACGTATCCATCCGTCGTACCCATGTGTTCCAATTTTTTGATAACCACGGGACATTTTCTTTGATTTGACATGGTCCACGTTTGTCTAAATATAGATGATTTATCGGTTCTTGTATTTATGGAGACATTATATCCCAAACGGCGACCGAGGATATACATACCCATAGACCCCTCTTTTCCTTTGATATCCATTCTCGTATACCCATTCGGATCTTTGTCTCCATCAGCCATGTAGTATCCGTCCCAGAATGCACGCACAACATCGATCGGCGCATTTAAGATACACGACGGAACAATTTTTTCTTTGTGTGCGTTGTAAAACAATCGACGGTATTTATTTGAAACGGTCTTAACGTCGCCAACAGCGTTAAGCTTGTAAACACCACTACTTTCAATCGTATCATAGATTCTGGTTTCAAATGGAGCAAGTTTCATCATTTCTTCGAGATATTCCATATTTGAATTATTGAGTGCCCACGTATACTTTCCATTGTATTGACCGCACGATCCATCTCCAAAGAAGAATCCCATTATTTTTGCTTCATCGACCGAGACATCACTCTTCACGTCTATGAACGCATCGACGCAATTCCCATGCAAAAGTCGAGTACCCAAGGTGACTTCAGTTGGTTTAATCATAGATGCATCTTCGAGCAAAAGACTGTGATCTTCCGTAACGTCGACGATACCCGTGTGTGTGACAACGCGATGTATAACTTTTGACGTTTTGTGTCGAACGATTTGTGTAATGGGTGTGAAACCACGTTCTGTCCATACTTCAGCGTCAATCTCCGCGACTTCCTTTCCGTCGTCTCGGATTTCATACATATCCACAAGTGCATCTATGCGTGATGTCTTGATTTC